CGCAGCCCCGTTTGGACCGTACTTCTGGCTATACTGGCCGAACTTGGCTTGAAATACCTTATCCTGAGCTTCCGGGCTGCTAAGAAACTCCTGCGGCGTCATTGCGCGCCCGAGAACCTCCTGAGTCCACGGGCCAATATTCTTACCCATGACCTGATATTTCCCGAAAGCCCTATCGCCAGTACGGGTTACCGGCCCTTGCGCATCGTAGCGACCGCCGGACTCAATGGAGGCGATGGCATTAGCCGCGTTCCCCATCGGATTTGAAACGGGCTGACCGCTGGATGCTGACTGACCACCGCCATAGAGGGCCGGGATCGAACGCATGAAGTCCTGGCTGGCCTTCTGCTCTTGGCCGAGCTTAATCAGAGACAAGCCGCTATTCAGATCGCCAAGCCCTGCCAGCTTCGCACCGGCCGCGTTGTAGTCGAGGCTACCGTCCGCAAGACCGCTGCCGATCTCTGCCAAAGTGCGGCGCTTGACGCCTTCCCGATAGATGTTAGGCAGATCGCCCAAAGGCGAGAAATCGATCTTGGGGACGCTCAGTTCTGCCATCGCATTACCCCAACATGCCGGTGCCGAGCTTTAACAGGTTCATGCCGGCGCCGAAAATGTTTCCGCTGGCCTGCATCTTCGCGTTTGCTTCTTGCGTGTTCTGGCTGTTGATGCCGCTCGTCACGCCGCTAGCCAGATTCACGCGCGCATTCGCATCGTTAGTGTAAACGGGCGCCATCGCACCGTAGCCCGCCGCCTGCCCAGCAGCACCAACATTCGTCTCGTTGGCGCCAAGTGTGGTCAGCCCGCTCAGACTCGATAGCCAGTTCTGATAATCCTGATCGGCAAGGCCATGCACCGTAGACAGCGTGTCGTTCGTTGTGTTGCCACTCGCCAGCATACCACGCGACGCCGCACGGCGATCAAGTGCGTCTAGCGACTGGTTGACCTTGAACTCATACCCGGGCGACGCTTGGAAAGCTGCGGTTGCAGCGGCATTGCCTTGGGCACCGTTCAGACCAAGTGCGTTCAGCATCATATCGCCGGCCGCGCCGTACTTCTGGCCGAGCGCGCTGACAGGCGCGTATGCGCCAACGGCCTTATCGAGAGAACCGAGTGCACCAGCTTTGCCGACATCGAGATAACCCAAGCCCTCCGTTTTCAGGGCATAAAGGTTCTGTCGATTCTGCTCTGCGGCTTCCTTCGCGGAATCGCCCGTGAAAATGTCGAAGATACCTATGATAGCCTCCTATCAGGCTACGGAATTTCCGTCCGCAAGCCGCGAACAATCCCTTCCAGGAGCTTGAACCACGCATGCCAGCGCGGATCGATGAGTCCGGTTCTAGGGTCTATAATCGGCTGTCGCGGATCGGGAAGTGGCGGCAGTTCCGGTGTTGCCGTCGCCATTATCCGGCCTTCAATTCCGCCGACATGTCGCCGGACATCAACCCAAAGTGACGTGGGTCTGACATCGCCACCTTCCAGATGCGACCCTGAGCACCTGACATGCCGTTGTTGAACACGGTTACACGGGCCAGAGGCTTGCCTTGCCGACCCAGCTTCCGAATGCGTGGATTACTGAACGAATACCCGCCGTCGTCGCTGTGCGATATCTCGACAGTCGGATCAGTCTCGTTCGGATCGATGCCGCTGATCAGGCCAACGCCTGTCGAGAAATCAAAGTCAGCGCGGGCGCATCTGACGCGGTTCGGGAATTTCTGGACCGGCTGGCTCCAAGCCTCACAGACGAGCGGCCGACCGTCCTCTGTGTGAACCTCGCGGGTGATCTCAAGCAGATCGCCGCTATCCATATCGCCACAGAGCCACTTGCCGAACGCATTGACGGATTGTGTCCCGCGCCACCGCTTGGCGAGATAACTGCGGCGCTCGTTCCATTTCTGGGTGTTGAGGTCGAACTCCCACGTCCAATCGGCGCAGGACAGCACCCATATCGGATGACCGCCGCTGATATAGACGCTGGCCTCTAGCGTGGTTTTGTCCGCAACGGCCTCGATCAACCGATCAAGATCGGGCGGCGAGACTTTTTCCGGCGTGTAGCCGTTGAGTTGGTGAACCGCGTTGTCGTCACCGACAAACAGCAGCCCCTTGGCAAAGCCGTCCTCGTGGCCGGCGATAGCCAGTTTTCCGAGTAGGCCGCGCTGGATTACCGCCGCGCGCGAGAACGGGAATCCTGTCGCGTTTGCGGTGTTAGACCAGACTTCAATCGAGCCGGAACTACAGATCAGCAGATTGCCATTCCACGGGATCACTCGGTAAAGCGTATCGGCCTTAGCCTCTGCTGTAACGAAATCGTTGGAGTTGACCGTGGTATCGTTCAAGCCGGAGGCGAAGCAGCGGCCGTCCGCGATACCGAAGAAGAAATAGCCATCTAGAAAGCAGACATCGGTTGCCGATGGCAGATCAGCATCGCCAAGGTCGGCAATAACATCGCTCGCAAGCGTGAACGTACCGGCACCGCATACCAGAACAATATCGGCTGTGGGCCGCTTGTTGTTCCGCGCCCAGAATACACGGTCCGCGCCGTCCAAATCGTCTACCGCCGTCGCCGCGCCGCCGCTGGCCGTATATTTCACGACCTTCCCGTTAAACGCGGCGTATAACTGCGCGCCGACAAGCAGGGCGCCCCTGAATGTGGCTTCCGACGAGGTGCCGAACACGCGCAAGCCCGGCACACGATGCCGAACAGCCGTGGCGCGCCCGCCCTCACCTATTGGTTCTGCCCGACAGTTGATCAGCCGCCCCGCCCCCTCAGCCGGCCGTTCACCGGGAAAAGAGGAAACAGGAAAAGTGATTGCAACCATTCAGAAATACTCGCCCTCTAGCACCGCGTACGTTGCGCGTGACGCCGCGATCCGCCGCAGCGCGGCCTCATCGGCCGCCTTGGCATCAGCATTCATCGCGGAGCCGAAGCGCGGGCCGGCAACGTTTGCCAGAAGCCTAGCGAGCGGCAGGAACACGGCCTGCGAGATGGAGTTTTTGTCGGTGATGGAGATGATGCTATCGGCCGATAGCTGCTCCAAAAGCGGATCGACATATGTGCCAATCGTCATCAGGTCTTCGACGGCCGGTTGCTGTGACGGATCAAGCCCCGTCAAGATGCCGAACGCCTCAGTCTGCAAGTCGATCAGCGTCTTGGTGGTCATTGCCGGCCCTCAAAGAGAAAGAGCGGCGAGTTGCCCCGCCGCCCGATCATCAATCATCACCAAGCTGAGCAACGCTGACGGAAATGGTTCCGGTGACTTCAAGCCAGCCGTCACCATCGACGGTCGCCGCCGTGCCAGAGAAGTTCAGATTGATCGTCGCCGGCGTGGTAGTCCCGTCGATAGCCGTCGAGGCATGCGTTGCCGCCGTGCCCGTGGTCGTACCGCTGGAAAGCGTCTGATCAACTGCCGCACCGATATCAACGCTGGTGCCAGTCAGAGCACCGTCAGCAGCAGCCGCAATGGCCGCAGAGCCGACGCCGATCTTGAACGCCGTATCGGCCGGCACGCCAGTGCCGTCTGGCTTGTAAGCGGTGTAGTCTTGCCGGCAACCAAGATATGAAACCGCACCCTCAGCGAAGGTGAACAGTTTCAACGTGCCGTAAGAGCCGCTCGTCGTAGCGTCCGTGACCTGGATACGCGCCTTACGTAAAGCAATGTCAAGACGGACAGAACCAAGGTCTTTGACAACCGTGCAGTCGATAAAGCCGTGAGCCGGCTTCGCGACAGCACCGATGCCATCGAGTTCAGGCCGAATACGGCCCGGGAGTGGACGAGACATTTGTGTGTTCCCCAATGAAAAGCGGGAGAGCCGAAGCCCTCCCGCAATTTTCCGTTACGCATCAGCCGGCGCGGAGAAGAAGCCGTTCACAACGCCCCACTGTACGAGGTCGCTGCTAGCGTTCTTCTGGAACACCTTGGCCACGCCGTAGCACATCTTGACGCCGGCGCCCTTGACGAACTGATAGTCCGTCTGATCGCGGAACGTCGGGGTCGGCATCCGCGCCCACGGCATCGCCACGGCCGACTGGCCGCAGAAGAACACCGGAGCAACGCGGCTTCCACCGTTGCCGCCCGTTTTCAGGTTGCCATCGATGCTGGAATCCCAGAGGTCGTCCACAAAGGAATCGATCTCAGGAACTTCACGGATGATGACACCGTCATACATCAGGTCGCCGGCCTGGAAGATCAGGTTGTCCTTAGACCGCGCGAGCGCGTTCTGATGCACGCCGTCAAGATCAGCCTTCAAGTCGCGAAAGCAAGTCGTCGAGGCAAACGCGACGAAGTAGTCGTAACCGTCCTTGGTCTTGAACGGGCGGATACGCGGGCTTGCCAGCTTGGCAACTCGTTTCAGGAGCGACACCGACGCCTTCTTGAACTTGTCGTCGGTCGTGTCGATCTTGGCGAGGTCCGTCGCATGGACACCCGAGTAGTTGCCGACCGCGTTGCCGTACAGCACACGATCCGCATTGTCGACCGCCCAAGTGTTGAGCTGGCTCGTGGTGGCGGCGTCGTAAACGATGCCGTTCACACGCTGGCCATTGGCCGAGCCAAGACCAGCCGGTGCCGACTCGGAAGGCAGCGACATAAACGCCTGGATGATCTCGTCACGCTGTAGTTCTTTACCCCAGTCCGAGAGCATCGGCTTTGCCTCACCGAAGATATCGGCCGAATCCTTCTGCTCGTCCGCATCGGTCGTGGCAACCGCGTGGCGCGCCCAATCAACCCAGGCACGCATGCCGTAGTTGTTGATCGCCTCTTCCTGGCCGGTCAAAGTGCCGGTGGACTTCGCGGTTCCCTTGAGCGAGGTCACAATCGGAATGTTGACCTGCTCGCCGCCCTTCTTGTTGTCGTAGAGGGTGCGGATAATGGAGGTCGGAGCGTCCCCCATATACGGTGAGAACATGTTCTCACGGATATACTCCTTGATCAGCTCCTTGCGGTACTGAACAAGCTTGTTATTGGATTGCGGCGTGGTCATTGCCATTGCAATGTTCCTTTCAGCGCGCCGCGACCGGGCAACAAAAAGCCCGCCTCAATGGGCGGGTGGTTCATTCGTCGCTTATCGGTCGTCTATCGGCGCAAAGCGGATTTCAAAAGACCCGCCTCCGTGCCATCGTCATCGTCATCCTGCGGTGCGGATGCCGTCGTGGCACGGTTTAGTGAAGGCGGGAGTTGCGTTGCCGAAGGACGCTGCTGGGCTTGGCCGCGAATGCGCTCAAGAAGCTTTGACTGGAATGCGGCGTCTTTCATCC